GCCATACCGTTGCTCCATCATTCTAACAGCTTAAGCAACAAGACGGTGAAGAACCCATTTGGCTGATGGGTATCTCAACCATAAATACATTGTAGTAGAAAGGAGAATGACAATGAAAATAGAGGATAAGAAAGCCTTGTATCGGCTTTTAAGCGAGTACATGAGTGACCTATTAGAACTTGACAAGGAAAACATCAAAAGAAAAAAAGACCGGAAAGAACACGGATGGCAGGTAGAAAACAATCCCATATCAGGAGTAAAAGCGCAGTTCAATCATGCACGATGCATTTGTAACAAGCTGATGGTAGAAATTGAAAACGAAATATCTGTATTTTGAGAAAGGAAATCAAGATGGAAGAGATTAAACCAGATAACGTCAACCATCCGGCACACTATGAGGTTGGCGGTTATGAGTGTGAAAAGGTGATGGAGGCTGTATTCGGTAAAGGAGAAGTAGCCATATGGTCAAAACTGAATGCCTTTAAGTATCTTTGGCGGTGTGATCATAAGCAGATGACGCCGAAAGAAGACATCGAGAAAGCAGATTGGTATTTAAAAAACTACATCAAACTCACAAAGGAGAATGAAGATGTATGACGCTATAAGCACCGACAGGGATACGATGCACGAAGCGTACATTTGTGGTGCAGAACTGGAAAGTGGTTTTCCAGTTCTCCCAGCAATTCACGCAAAACCAAAAGAATCCGTCAGTTTTCGTGAGATACAGAAGATCATAGACACAAAAGATAAAGTCGTGCATTTCTACATTGATGATTTCTGGTTTGAAAAATTATGGACGAACGCTGACAGATATATCCCACAGTTAAAGTGCTTTCCATTTGTCATCATGCCTGATTTTTCAGTGTTCAACTATATGCCAGAACCAATGCAGCATTGGAACAGATACCGTTCTATGGCACTGGGATATTATCTGAGTAGCAAAGGCGTTCGTATCATACCATCGTTGGGAGTTCTGACTAAAGATGATATATGGACGCTGTGTGGAGTCCCTAGACGCTCAACAGTAGCCGTATGTACAAACGGACGTATAAAGAAGCCTTTAGAGCGTAAAACGTTTGTAGAGGGCTTACAGACGCAGATACAGATACTACAACCGACAAACCTTATCATGGTAGGGTATATCCCAAAAGAATACGATGAGCCTATACCAACGATCTATCTCAAGTCAGAAGCACAAAAGCGGAGGATAAAATGATGGGATACGGAACAGTGTTCAACCGAACAGGCAAAAGACGTTTAACCGAAGCGCAGCAGAAACGCTTTGATGAAGCAAAAGAACGCTATAATGAGAAGCGCAGACAGCGCTATCACTCAAACAAGAAAGAAGGACTAAACAAACTGTGAAATTCCTCGACACACTCACAATCGCCTTTATCGTATTAAAACTAACAGGCGTTATTGACTGGTCATGGACATGGGTACTCGCTCCGATATGGATACCAATCACGATTTACCTAATATGCAAGATTATAGAGTCATTTAATAAATAACCGAGGGCGGCTATTAGCCGCCCTATCTCGTTTTTACTGAATCGACCATCGTATCAAATTCTTTTGTGTGGTCTTTTTCGCATCCTTCTGTTTGCGTAAGATTTATTGTAACCATCTTACTATAATTACTTACCGGAAGTACGACCATCTCACCAGTGAAATCTACATTTGTTTGCGTACCGGATATATCGTACTCAAGTGCATCGACATCATTTATCGTTCGCTTCTTTGCGTTCCCAAAGTCACAGGAATCAAAATTGCCCGCATATTTTTCCATAGCTTCTCCGATTATGGCTTCAAAATCATCATAGTTATAGACATTATCATCACTTATATCTGTCAAAGCAATCGTGACTTCTGCCATGTGAGTGTCGCTCTTTTCGATGTAATAATCCCAACTAGACGTATCGTCCGTGTTGTTGAGTGTCCAAGCAGAAGGAATATCTACCTTATAAATAGACACATTGATCTCATCGGTTTTCGGTTTGCCGCATCCACAGAGTAACGAAACGCCCAGTAACCCAACCAAAAATACCTTCTTCATAAAAATTTCCCCCGTTCATTTTGAAAATATTATACATATCGGCATGATGTGTAATACATTCAGCTTGTGCAACTTGACGAAAAATCCGAAAATTTTCCCTGCCCCATCACTTTTTCTGTACCCGGACTGCCGGCAACCCTGGCACATCCGCATCGTATTTGTTAAGCTTTATGTAACATTTGTAATATATTTGTAACAATTTCATTTCGTTTTGTCTCTCTCGATTTGTTCATAACATGCCCGAACTATAAAACTCTGCAGAGACTCCCCTATATTAGCAGCATGATTTACAAAATCTGTTTTGATCTCCGGTTTCACCCTGAAATTGATCTGGGACATCTTTTCATTATACTTGTTTGACGCTGTACGGTGCGCAATTGCTTTTTTAGTGGCTCTTTTCTTTTTTTCATCCAACTACAATCACCAGCTTTCATTTTGTATTTATATAGGTAGAAACTCATGCTGGCACCAATAAAATACATAAAGCCAACAGTTTTCCCGAATTGATTATAACATCAACTAGTTTATTAGTCAATAGCCGATTCGTTTATTGTTTTAAATTCATCACAAACTACAACAACTAGTTGATAAATTTGTAAAACATTAGCGATTGAAAATAACAACTAGTTGATATATGATAGAGACATCAAAAGAACACAGGAGGAAATAAATATGAATAGATACAGAGTTTATTACAGAAAAAATTCCGATCAGGAATGGTCAGACGAATTTTATTCTGAGCCGCATATTGCAGCTGAGGATAAAGAAGAGGCACTCAGGATAGCGAAGGAATTCGCTATAGACTGCGGATGTGAACCATCTGATTATGATTGGATGGTTCAGGATGCGGAACAATAAAAAGAGGAGGAGATAACGATGTTAGAAGGCGAACAAGTAACAAAATATTTTTCAGATCACCCGGAAGCAGTAGAAGCTCTGAAAAAATATAAATATCAATTCAAATTTCCCGAAACCTTTGAACCGGGAGAAGAGATTTATAGGCCGCTAACCACAGAGGATATACATTTTATATCCTTTGAAGGATGGAACGGAGAGTGCGGTGTTTTCGCATGGTTCTATCCGATGGGAGTTCCGCATTACGTGAAATTGTGAAAGGAGTTTATAATCATGAAATATTTTACAGATGTAAACACAATAGAAGAATTAAAAAGCAGATTTTTCAAACTTGCAAAAGAGCTGCACCCGGACAACGGCGGCAACGCAGCGGAATTTTCCGCTATGCGTTCCGAATACGAAAAGCTATTTGATAAACTGAAGAACGTTCACGCAAGCGCGGACGGAAGCACCTACACCAAAGAAACAACGGAAGTCCCGCAGGAGTTTGCCGACATCATCGAAAAAATTATAATGTTCGGAAACGTGAAGATTGAAATAATCGGCTCATGGATATGGTGTAGCGGCGGTACTTATCCATACGCAACCGAATTTAAAAAACTAGGGTTCCTGTACAGCAGAAGTAAAAGAGCGTGGTTCTACAAGGGCGCGGACGCACACAAAACCCGCCGCGCCTATTGCAAGACACTGGACAAGGTACGCGAGAAGTACGGAAGCCAGACGATCAAAAACAAGGAAAGAGAGTGTATAGCATGATTGCATATTTGAGCAGAAAAACAAAAGAAAATGCCGACATCATGGAAGTGTCAACGTATCAGCGCGGAGATGATACATATTTTACCGGAATATCTGTTATGCGCCCGGCGTACATGGTTAAATTCAAATTCTGCAAAGATCACCAGAGATTTTTTAAACTGTTTAGTCAAATTGAAAAATGGGCTATTAAAAATGATTGTTTCATAGATGACAACATCATACATAACTACATTCTAATACAATCGGCAGAGGATAGAAAAGAAGTGGATTTACTGCTAAAATACATCGGTTTGGCACAAAATGAATTTAATAATTTCGACCATGAAAAGCGGATAACGTGTGGCGAAATAATCACAAACGCAGAAGCCCGGAAAATCATGGAAAAGTGGAAAGCAAAATATATTAAAGAGAGGAACAACAGCCATGATTAAAGGAATGTATCATACAAAAAGAAAATACGAAGGAAAACCAATTGTCATAGATATAGCCGAAATTTGCGGACACTATGAAATCGCTGTATTAGCCAAAAACGGTTTTGAATTAGAAATAAACACCGCGCGGACGATTCAGGAAGCGAGGGAGATTTACAACGGGTATTTGACAAAGTACCCGGAAAGCCCGGCACCGCTGACCGGAAAATATAGAAAACTAGCGGACGATCTGAAAACCGCTATAGAAGCCGGCAAGGCGGCAGAAGCCAAAAACCCCGAGGATGGCGGCGCAAGTAATTTTGATGCAACGCTTATTCGCCTTCCGAGATGGACAGTATCAAAAGTTATACAAGCTGCCGAGGAAGCCGGCATGACCGCACAGAAGTATAAACCGAGATTATTTGTTATAAATCCAATCACCAACGGACAGGCGAACGCCCGGAGCCGAAACAGCGAAGCAATGACAGCCAAGTTGTCAGAGTTAGGATATCAGACAACGGATTATTATTGCATGGATTGAGGAGGGCAAGTAATGAAAAAACCACTAAATTATTGCGTTGTTTGGAAAGAAAATAACCAGAATAGAGAAGAAATCATATTTTCCAAAGCAACAGCAGTTGTGCACTATGTGGAACTGATGCATCTGTCGTATGAAGGGAAAAATATGATTTCAGAATTAGCAGTATTGGCAATGTATAAGGATGGATCAAAAAAGGATATAACAAGTAATATCAACAAATTTTTATATATGTGAGGGATAAGAAAGATGAATACACAACAAAGAAATTACGCAGCCGCAAAGGCGTATTTAGAGACGTGTGAAGCCGAAGAAGCAGAGAAAGAATCCCAGTTCATCAAGGACAAAGGCATCACCAACGAAGACGGGAGCACGCCCGAAAGATTATACATGATAGAAAATGAAGCTGTTTTTGATACCGCACTGGAGAATTTCACCGGTTCAGAATATGATTTATCAGATCAGACCAACGAAGCAAAACGCCTGCTGAAAATCGCAGAGGATGAGCTGATCAACTATTGTTTAAATCTGTTTAAGCGCGTTTACCCGAAACAGGCCGCAACACTTGAAGCGCACCGGAACAATTTCGGCACACGCGAAAAATTAATTGATATAGCTTTCAGGCTTGATACTCGAACAATTAAATAAAATTGCACAAACTAAATATAAACTAGTTGATATTTTTGTTAAAGATTGATACTTGTAATCTAATATCAACTAGTTTATGATAAGAGTATCAAAAGAAAGGAGATAGCAAAGAAATGACATGGAGAGAATTTATAGAAAAAGAGAGAAAAATATATGTAGGCAGAAAAGTCAAATATGAGAACGAAGTACATACAGTTGTTGACGTTGATTATAACGGTGTTATCCTCATTGACAAACACGGAGAGTTCACACCAGAAACAGCAATAGGACTCCCCCCGGAAGTAAACTTTATTGATTGACATTAGCTGGTCTATCGACAATCCAAACAGAAAGAGAGGAAACGAGCCATGACGAAAGGAGAAATTATGGAGAAATATCAGGTATCATTTTTTGGTGGCGAGAGCCGAACGAATCCCGGTAAAGGCGTGAATTATATGATCGTCACAGTCCCCGACGAGGATGGGGAAGATGTCGAGCTGTATGCAGAAGCCATGCAGCCTAACAAGTGGGAAGGACTTTCACCGGATGATATTCCCCAGGAAGAGCTAAATAAATTTGACGATGAGTCTTTCCAAAGCCTAAAGGAAGAGATCATCCGGCAGGCGAATGAGATCGGATTTAACATTGACCAATTAGAATTTTAATTTACGCCCGGCTTTATGCCGGGTCTTTTTTATGTTATACTTTATGTGGTAATTACCACATTTTAGAAAGGAGTTTGTTATGAAGCGTAAAAACATGGAAGGCATACCAGCCACCGGAAGACGTGATGACGGGCACCGCAACCGGACAGCGCGACACGCCGAAGAAATAAAGAACGCCGATATTACAATATATGATAACGATATACAGTTATATGCGGATGAGTACGTGCGCACACTTCCAGAGGATAGACAAGGTAAAGTATATGGCGATGTTTACGCCGTTTCCGGTATGATGCAGTATATATATAATCATGTGTTTGCACCGCATGACACAAAGAAATACAATAGTAACACAGCGTTAGACATTGAGAACACGCGCCTATTAGATCACGTGTGGCACATGTATACGGATGTTTGTTATAGGTTTGGTGTAATGCCCACGTTGTATAGGTTTTGCAAGATGACAGGTATAGCGGTTGACACGTTGAATACATGGCAGCGCGGAACTGTGAGAGGGGCAACCTCCGCGTATTCGTCATTAGCCAAAAGCTGGAAAGCTGAGTGTGAAGCGGCTTTATGTGATGCAGGCGGAAACCAGACCGTTAAAAGTATATTCTTGTTAAAATCAAAATACGGTTATGTCGAGACAGCGCAGCCCGTACAGGTAGTCAATCCATTAGCGCCCAAAATGACAGCGGAACAGCTCGAAGACCTGATAGACAACGACCCTCCACAGCTTCCCGATGATTAAATGTTAACGATTGTTATATAATTATTACAAACATATTACATTTTCAAATATAACGCTTGTATCGTGTCGTAAAATGTGAATTTTACGACATTTTTATTTTGTCTATGGTCGCGCGTCTGTTGAATGGGGGATGGGGGTTTTATGAAAAAGCATTTCAGCGGCCGGTTATGTGCTTGAGTTCCAAAAAATTAAAAAAGACACATCACTTCATTCTAAAATTACACTTCATTACACGTTATTACAGATAAAATTACAGATGAAATGCAGTAAAATCAAGGGGTTTACACTTATTACACTTCAACACAACTTCTTTTCATTTTGAAAAAAAAGAGGTTAGATGTAACTAATATATAAAAATATAAATATTACTATAATATAGATTTTACTGTAATATCTGTAAGTTAAATTTTTAACAATCGCTACAGCCCTTTATTTATAAGGCTTCGCGGGGGTTTACAGATGGAGCGTTTTCATCTGTAATTCATCTGTAATTCATCTGTAAACGTGTTTGTGGACACAACGTCAACTTCTGTGGTATAATTAACTTGGGAAGATTGGTGGAAGTCCAACCGCAGAATGCGACCGTAAGAGTCGGAATAGAGTTTCCTCCTTCGGCACCCCTCCGTTGTGCGTAGTTTCACACACGGCGGAGGGTGTTTTTTAAAATTTTCCGAAAAACAAAAAAGGGCATGAATAATACAATTGCAAGATACAACCGAATATTGCACGGGCTTTCCAGATACGATATGAACGACACCAACGTTCAGTGCGACATGTATCAGGCGCTGCTTGCTTACATGGCAGATGGGGGAGCTGACACGAATGAGGGGAGAGAATTCATACTTAGGTGGTCGAAGTATCTGAAGCACTTTGTCCAGGCGCAGTCCATAAACAATGACTTATCCAACGACATGTACTGGGGTGTGCTGCTGTTTGAATCAAAACTCCGCGTGTTCGACAGCTACTGTTTGTATTTGGAAAAGAACAGGGACGATGACAAGAAGTTTTATGAACCGCGCAGAAAACAGTTTTTGTCTTTCGGACTGGTGCAGAGTATACAAGACCTTCTCGATGATAAAGTTGACTTGCTGACAATATCCATGCCGCCTGGCAGCGGTAAGTCTACGGCAGGAATTTTTTTGCTGTCCGGTGTGATGGGGTGGTGGCCAGAAATGCCGAACTTGGCTTCTGCTCATTCCGGTATTCTCACACGGTCATTTTATGATGGTGTGGGGCAAATTCTCACCGATCCGTATGAATATGCGTGGAGAGAGATTTTTCCTGATGTTGATTTTAACCCGCGAACCGGGATGAACAGCAAGGAACAGACAATCAATGTTGGGAAACCGAACAGGTTCAAGTCTCTGACTTGTCGTGCTATCGGCGCATCACTGACTGGTGCGACAAGGTGTGAAAAGATTCTCTATGCTGATGACTTATGTTCTGGCATTGAAGAAGCCATGAGTAAAGAAAGACTGGATAAGTTGTGGCAGACATACAACACAGACTTGAAGACACGGAAGAAGGACAAGTGTAAAGAAATACACATTGCTACAAGGTGGTCTGTAAATGACGTTATCGGTCACTTACAGAGAGAACATGAGCATGACCCGATGGCAAGATTTGTTTCTGTTCCTGCTTTTGATGAAAATGGGGAATCAAATTTCAATTACAAATATGGCGTTGGATTTTCCACAAAGTATTTCAAAGACATGCAGCTCAGCATGGATGATGTTTCGTTCAAGTGTCTGTATATGAACGAGCCTATCGAGCGTGAAGGACTTCTGTATCACGATGCAGACCTCAAGAGATATCTCACGTTACCGGATAAGAAACCGGATGCTGTCTGGAGTTGCGCCGACACGAAGAACAAAGGAACAGACTTTTTCGCACAACCAGTATTTTACCAGTTTGGTGATGACTACTACATGGTTGACACGATTTGTGATGATAATTCTGATTATGAGGTGCAGTATGAGAAGTCGGCTAACCTCTTGTACATGTATCATGTTCAGGCTGCGAAGTATGAATCGAATAACTCGGGTGATCGTGTTGCTGCGGAAGTGGCTAAACGTCTGGAAGAAAAGAAAGGGTTCTGTAATATCACTACAGAGTATACGACACAGAACAAAGAGACAAAAATATATGTCTATGCCCCTTGGGTGAAACAGCGTGTTCTTTTTAGGGATGAATCCTTATATTCTCCCAAAGATGATTATGGAAAGTTCATGAGTCTTCTACTCACTTACTCCGTGGCTGGAAAAAATACACACGATGATCCACCGGACGTAATGGCACAGTTTGCCGCCTGGAGGACAACACCGGAAGATATCCCTACGATTGTCGGATCAAGACCTTTTTAATATTCGTAATGTTGACTGTGGGTACACATAGTAGTAAAATATAATTATGATAGTGGGGGTATTTTGAGTGGCTGACACAACGACAACAACCGAAGAAAAAGTTAATATCGCCGGTCAGACACAGACCAATGCTGATGTGGGTTCGGACATGTACACAAAGGGTTCCAACCCGTTTCCGTTTCTTACCGGCAGAAAAGTGATATACACGGATTATACGAATGTGGACGCCGGTAACGTTCTTGATATTGTTGGGAACTCTATGGCGCTTCATGAGATCAATCGTGAACAGATGGTGTATCTCAGGCGCTATGAGAGAGGACAGCAGCCGATCTTTTATCGGATTAAGAAAGTCAGACCGGAAATCAACATCAAGACTTGCATCAATTACGCGAAGCAGGTTGTTGACTTCAAAGTAGGTTATGAGTTCTCCGCTCCGGTCACGTTTGTGCAGAGAGCAAAGAATGATTTTCGCAAGGCAGATCCCGATCAGGATGATAAGCGTGTAGCAGACCTGAATGAAATGCTTTTCGAGCAGGGGAAGCCCGCAAAGGATGTCGAGCTTGCGACCGACTTCAAGACAACCGGACTCGGCTACATGGCTGTACTTCCGAAAAAGCAGGATACGGAAGACGAGATCGCACCATTCGACCTCTTGGTGTTGAATCCATTGAACACCTACGTGGTGTATACGAACGATGCGTATCGTAGAAAAATTCTCGCTATCACATATGTTTCACGGAAAAACGGCACAAAACGGATTACCGCTTATGCCGATGACTATATTTACACAATCGAAGCCGGGAAGCTGGTAAGCACGGAACGAAACATTATAGGGATTATCCCGATTGTGGAATTCAGAAATAACCGTGACAGGCAGGCCGCGTTTGAACCGGCACTTTCCATCATGGACGCCGCTAACATCTGTAATTCAGACAGGCTGAATGATCTTGCACAATTTGTCCAGGCAATTCTCTGGTTACATAACTGCCGTATTTCTGACAGTCAGGAACAGAAATTACGGGATGCGGGGTTTATCCAGACGAGCACAACGGCAGACGGAAAAGAAGCGAAGGTTGCGTATGTGTCGGCAAGTCTGAATCAGTCAGAGACGCAGACAATCGCCGATTATCTGGATGCACAGATTTTATCCATTTGTGGGGTTCCCGGAAGAGATTCTGCTTCTGGTGGCAACACCGGAGCGGCAATACTGCTTTCCAACGGATGGCAGCTTGCAGAAACACAGGCAAAGACAACAGAAATCACATTCGCAGGCTCCGAAAATGAACTGCTTCGTGTGATTCTCGCAATCATACGCAACACGGAAGGAATGCCGGATGGCCTACAGACGCTTCGCCCGTCAGACGTATTGGTGAAGTTCACAAGAAATAAAACTTATGACCTTGTTTCCAGAACCACAGCACTTTCTAATCTCATCAACATGGGGATTGATCCAGAAAAGGCAATTTCCGTTGTAGATATATTCGATGACTCTCAGCAAGTCACAATCGATTCGAAAGACAGAATCGACAAGATTCTGTTTAAAGTGGGGCAGATGGCAGAACAGAAAATCAGCACCCAGATAACTCCTGTTGATGGTGTGAAGGGAGCTGATGATGTACACGCAGAACAGGGAACGGAGAACGATGCCGCTCAGTAAGTTAAGTTTTGACGAACTGAACAGACCGGAATACGAAGAATATTTTTCCAAAGTTCGTGTTTCGGAAGAAGAGAAGCAGAAGCGCATAGAAACGGCTTTGCAGATTGAGGAAGCGGCGTTGTTGGGATTCTCGACCGTACAGTATGATCACCAGATCAACCAGATGATTAGTTGGTTGAGTTTACAGAGGGCTCTGCAGGAATCGTTCAGGAAAGTTGCGAAACAGTATGTTGATGACGATTTCATGGAAAATCACGTGAGAAACACGGCGTTGAATATCGCACTCACAACTTACCAAAATCTACAGGATAACTACTCAGAAGACAGTTATTGGTTATCTGATGATAGGGCTGTAAGTATTGCAAAGACAGAATCAAGCGTGATTCTTGACCACACAGAGTATGTCGAAGCCAGAAGAAAAGGCTATAGATACAAACGATGGGATACGGTAATGGATGGGAAAGAACGCGAGACTCACGGAGAAGCAAATGGACAGATCGCTTTGATTGGTGAGCCGTTTGAAGTTGGAGGAGCTTTGATGATGCATCCGTGTGATGATTCTTTAGGAGCAGGGGCAGATGAAATTGTAAATTGCAGATGTTCTTGCACATTTCTGAAATAATCGCCCACAAGGGCGTTTATATATGCGCTAGAGAAAGCGCAAAACAAATATCGCAAAACAGTGTAGAGAAACACTTTAATAACGCAAAGGAGAATATAAATGGCAGACGTTGAAACCAACACAAACAATCGGGGCGCAGGAGAACAGACTCAGAGCCAGAACAACGATACAGACAACAATCAGTCTGTAGAGCAGATGCTTGCAGAGGTTATGGCAGAGAATAAACGGCTGAAAAAGGCTGTAGATAAGGCCAGTTCCGAAGCCGCTAACTACAAGAAGCAGGTCATGAGTACGAAATCAGAAGCCGACAAGGCGGCGATTGAGAAAGCAGAGAAAGACGCGAGTATCAAGGCCGAGCTTGAAGAACTCAGAAAAGAGTCCAAAATCAATGGGTTTAAGGCGAATTTCTTAGGTTCTGGATATTCGGACGATCTTGCACAGAAAGCGGCAGAAGCGATGTATGAGAATGACACAGACGCGTTGTTCCAGTTACAGAAGCAGTATTTATCCGAACACGACAAAGCCGTAAGAGCAAAACTCATGAAGGATATGCCCGCACCCGCTATTGGAAATGATGAAAGCGTCTCCATGACGAAAGCAGAGTTTGAGAAGCTTGGATATAGGGACAGGCTGAAACTGAAACAGGAGCACCCGACCGTATATCACCAGCTTACCAAATAGTTTTTACCGACTATCCGCTTAGAGGGTAGCCGCTGACCACTAAAAGTTTGTGGTAGAAAGGGATTCACATGGCAGCAGTAGATACTATTAATGGAACTTATCTTGCTTCGTTGTTTGACCCCGAAGTAATCGGGGACTACATCAACAACAAACTGACGGACGCGATTAAGCTTTCGCCGCTCGCAACCACTTATAACAACCTTGTAGGACAGCCGGGAGACAAAATCAAACTTCCGTACTACAACTACATCGGCACTGCCGCAAAGGTAGAAGAGGGACAGGATATCCCGATCAAGAAACTTGCTGAGCAGACCAAAGAGGTGCAGATTGTAAAGTACGGCATCGGTGTTCAGGTTACTGACGAAGCCGTTCTCTCCGCATACGGTGACACCATCGGACAGGCAACCTACCAGATTGCGCTTTCCATTGGTTCCGGCGTTGATGACGCGCTGTATACCGCACTTTCAGGAGCAACTCTGAAAGCATCCAACACGTCTGCAATGTCGGCAGATGTAGTAGCAGATGCACTTACTCTGTTTGGTGAGGACATTGATGGTGAAAAGGTTCTGCTTACAGACCCGACAGGATATGCGGTTCTGAGAAAAGCGAACGGATGGATTCCGGGAACAGAAGTTGGTGCTAACATGATTATGTCTGGCACTGTCGGAATGATTCACGGTTGTCAGGTTGTTGTCTCCAACAAGATGAAGGGTAAGAAAGCCGCTTACATCGTTAAGCCCGGCGCACTTGCAATCTACACCAAGAGAGATGTTCTGATTGAGACTGATAGAGATATCATCAACAAGTCCACAGTAATTACGGGAGATAAGCATTTCGCTACCTATCTGCTTGATGAGAGCAAGGCAATCGCTATTCCGATTACAGCAGGAGCATAATTTATGGGTATGATGATTCGAAGGCACAAAACCGACAAAAAGCCGGTTGAAAAAAAGCCCGTTGAAAAAAAGCCAGAACCGCCCGTAAGACGGACAAGAAAAACAAAATGAGGAGGTGTAGAGGATGGATGAACTGAAATCAGCCGTGAAAGAAATCTTAATTGCATATCTTCCAGATGAAGCAGGGAATCCCATCCTCGACACTCTTGTAAATAGGGCTGTCCAGTCATACCAAAACTATGTGAACTATCCTCCGGATATGGAAGAGACAGACATAGAATCGGACATGAAGGACAACCTGTATTGCATTTCCGATCTTGCTTTGTATGCGTTCAACAAACAGGGCGCTGATTTCGAATCCATGCATAATGAAAATGGTGTTTCGAGAACGTATGAAGGTGAGGGTTCGATTTTCACAGCACACGGAGTATTCCCATACGTGAGGGTATGACATGAGGGGTTTGGAGATACAGAAACAGAACGTATGGTTTGTCGAAAAAACCACAGACGATTCTATGTATGAGGCCACAATCACATACAGTAAGCCGGTAAAAAAGCGTGTTTCTGTATCCGCAACCGCCAGTATGCCGGACGAAAATTACGCCGGTACAGTCCCTTCATACGACAGATACATCACTTGTTTTGACAGAAAGTTCTCTCCGAAAGAGGGTACACTTCTCTATGTTGATGTAGAACCGGAACTTTCAGAAGATGGGAGTCTTGTTCTTGATGAATCCGGAAATCCGAAAACCGAAAACGACTATGTTCTTGTGAGTCGGATGGACACGAAAAAAGGCACGACAGCTAAATATGGGATAAAGAAAAAGAGTGAAGACAATTAAAGTTTCTCTCACAACAGAATCTTTATTGGATGCAGCCAAACAGATTGACCGCTATTGCATACGGCTTGATGAAAAAAACAAAGAGTTTGTCAAAAGGCTAGGCGAAATTGGTTTGAATGTGGTAAATACCACAATGCAGAGTGTGCCACCTGTAGACCGTGGTGAATATACAGCAGAGGTCGTTGAACCCGTTATAGACGGAGATCACATGTCAGGCATAGCTTTGAATCTCTACGGAGATCAAATCATGTTCATAGAATTTTCATCAGGTGTCACCTTCGGTCAGACATCGTTCCCGAATTTACCGGATGGGAATTCCTACGGTGACGGGATGGGAACCGGAACATTCCCCGGTCAGAAATACGCGTACAGCCCCATCGGTTGGTGGTACAAAGACCGCTGGGGACAAAGACAGCACACGTACGGACTCAGAGCCAGCATGCCAATGTATAAGGCGGATGTTGAGATTGTCCAGTCCATCCGAAGGATAGCAAAAGAGGTGTTCGGATAATGCCATACATCTTAAACATAGATCAGAAAAAGATCGGTAATGCGTGGTCTAAATATGTTAACGCAAAGACCGGGATTAAGCATTTCGGAGGGATACCGAATACTGGGAAGAACGCCCAGTACCCATATGGGAACTTTCAAATCATCGGGAGGCCGACAAATTCGTTTGACCTTGAAAACAACGAAGATTCTGTTGATTTAACTGTACAGACAGATATTATGGTGTCCGATTCAGGTTCCAACAACCGGGTTGATAACATACTTTACAGCGGAGACGCTGCGTGTGCTGAGTTTTTCAACAGCCTTGGCTTTCAGAGAATGGGCAACTCGGCAGTCACATATTCCACAACAACCGGGATAAAAATTATCACAAGCAGATTTATCTTCCGGAATTTTACCGGACAGTTTCTAAAAGAAATATAACCATTTACCGTATGTGCGCTTGAAGCACATGCGCTAACCCGAAAAAGTTACGGGAGAAAGGAACACACAATGGCAGATACAACTACCGCAAAAGCATTTTCTACTATTGGAACAATTCTGAAATGTGGGGGAGAAAAGCTTTGCAAAATCAAATCTTATCCGAAGATCGGCGGTTCTCCGGATCAGCTTGAGACTACAGACCTTGAAGACGAGGCGCAGACCTTTGTAGATGGTGTTCAGAAGATGGATGCTATGGAGTTTAAGGCAAACTATACTCCGGAGGATTATGACAAGGTTGTGGCGGCGAAGCCGGCAGCCGGTTCTACTAAAGAGTATGAGCTTGACTTCGGTAATGCCGGAGCAAACGGAATCTTCAAGTGGTCTGGCACCCATAATGTATACATAAATGAGGGCGAGGTAAATGGCGTTCGTGAGATGACGATCGCTTGCACTCCCTCTACAAAAATCACAAAGGGAACAGCCGGAGCGTAACCAATTAAAGGAGGAAACGATAAATGTACGTATTTCATGTGAACGATGATGATTATAAGGTTAAGTTTGGTTACGGGGTTTTGTACAAATCAGACCTGATTGATCGCGTTGTAAATGTAACATCAGATACAACCAATCCGGCAGAATCCATCAAAAACGTAATCGGACTTACTGCAGAACTGCTTCTTGCTGGATTACAGAAAAACTATTCGGATGAGTTCGGATATGAAACAGATGAGGAAAAGGAAAAGCAGATTATAAAAGTCTGTGATCTCATTGATGATTACGAAGACGAATCCGATGATGGGAAGAATGGATTCACGTTGTTTAATGACCTTCGTGAGGAGTTGGAGAAGAATGGTTTTTTATCAGAAATTCTCGGAGCGACGAAGGAAGCGGCGGCGAAGATGAATTCAACCGTAATCCCTATGGATCACAAAAGAACTGGTCGGAAGAAGTTATAACAGAACTTCTTCCGTATGCTCTTTCCATTGGAATTTCCAAAGAAATTTTTGATGATTCCACTCCGAATGACTTGAAGCCGTATTTCACAGCAGAAGAAATGCGGCAGAAAAGGAAAGACAGCGAGAATTGGTATATTGGGGCATATGTTTTGAACGCCGTATATGTTGCCGTGTCAAAATGTCTTGCCGGAAACAAATCCAACGCAAAATACCCGGAGCACCCGTTCTCATTTCAAGAAGAACAGGCGAGGACACTTGGTGACGCTGAAAAATTCGGAATGTGGGTGTCTGCATTTAACGCAAACCGAAGCACTCAGGACTGATCGCCTTGAGTGCTTTTTTAATAGGTGAAATGTATGTCAGATAACACAATTGACAGATTAGGAATAGAAGTTGTATCGAATGCGAAACAGGCGCAGCGAGCCCTAGAGGGACTTTCTTCTGCCATGAAACGTGCTGCGAGCGTAGCCAGCCAGTTTAATCCCGCGGAGCGTTCCGTTTCAAGGTTCGGAGCTGGCCTGTCCGCACTCAGTAAGATCAATCTTGGGAGCACAATTTCTCAGCTTAGAGAAATATCGAAGATTGACATATCAAAGCTGGATAAGACCGTAACTATTGACATTAAGTTAAAAGGTGCGGACGAAGCGAGCAGACTCCCACAGGCTATCCAGTCCGCAATCAATAATACAAAGATAGATTCAAAGAACATTACGAATCAGATTGCAAAGGCGTTCCACATCACCGGAGCGGACAAGAAGGAAATCCAGTCGAATATGGATTCCATTGTTTCTTCGTGGGCAAACGGAACACAGGATACAAAAGCGTTTGAAAAGATACCGGAAATCATCATGCGTTCCGGTTCTATTGCGAGAGCTGATTTTGATGAATCCATCACGGGGATGAAAGCGGAGTATCAGCAGTTTCTTGACTATATGAATTCTCATAAATTCAGAGTAGGTGCAGATGCATACGGATCTGAATGGAATGAGAAAGTCAATCAAACCGGAATGTTCCGTTATTTCACGAAGACCAATAAAGAGGTTGGAGAGCTTGACAGCTCGTTTCAGGAGCTTGCACAGATATTTCCAACGATATTCACGGCTGACGATGCCGCTGCACAGACTGAAGAAGATCAGATAGACCGTATTATCGCTAAAATCAACGAAGCGAGAGACGCTATCGGAAGAAAACCGATCTCTTTGTTTTCACAGTCCGATCAAAATAGCATCTATGGAAATGTTATGCGCGGTTTTTTATCCGATGCAGGAGACTTAAGAAAACGAGTTGACGAAGAAAAGAAATCTGCACTTGCTTCTTCCAGTGGAAAAATACCGATTGATGTACAGATCGATGAAGGCCACATTGAAACACAGATACAACAGGCTATCACAAAGGCTACAAGCCGTAAATACGCACTTAATGATATAAACCTGACTGTTAATACGTCCAATCTCAAAAAAGGCATTACAGACGCTTTAAGTGGCATCAGCATAAACGATCTTTCCGGTGTTTCAGACAACGTGCAGAGGTTAGCTCAAAACATAGGAATACTGAATACTGCGTCTCTTAAAGACACTGGGGTTATTCAGTTTACAAATGCTATCACCAGACTCACAAACTCTAGTGCGACTGGATTTGATACATCGGTGTTAAATTCCATCGTATCAACCGTGCAGACTCTTTCGGGCATGGGTGATGTATCTGCAAACATAAACCGTCTGATTTCGGCACTGGCGAGACTTGCAAACGCAGGAAATAAAACTCAGGCCGTAACAAGTGCTTTACCTGCACTCGGAACAGCACTCAGCGGAATTATTTCAACGATGCAGAATGCATCATCGCTCCCAGAAGAGATAAATTCTTTTGTTTCTTCTCTGTCGAAACTTGCATCGTCTGGAAGTAAAACACAAACAACAGCGGATAACTTGTCTGTACTCGGTGATGCTATTGTGGCGCTTGCTGAAAAATTAAACAGTATGCCTGAGATTAACGCAGGTGTGAATCAGTTCGTATCATCACTCGGACAACTTACATCAGCAGGATCAAAAGCCGGTTCCGCAGCAAGAGGGATTCAGAATGCTGTAACAACGGCGTATTCCGGTAAAGGTTCAAACCAGTGGAATGCGATAACGCGGATCGCTGATGGAATTTCCAACAAATTTAACACGGCGATGAGACAGACCGTATCGCTCGCTCGTTCTGCAAAATCCAGTATGGACGGGTTCTTTAGCAGTCTCAAACTTGGAAATTCGGGAATCAATTCGATTTCTGCCGGAATTAAGACAATGATTGCTTCGATACTCGGATTTCAGGGCATTGTAAAACTGTTCAACCTTGGAAAACAGGCTATCACGTGGGGCTCTGATATCACGGAGCTTGAGAACGTTGTGGATGTAGCGTTCGGAAATCTCGGTAAAAATTTCACTGATCTATCAGGAAAGATTTATGAGTTTGCACAGGATTCTCAGCAACAGTACGGAATCTCAGAGATAGCCGCCAGACGATATACCGGAACACTCATGAGTATGTTCAACTCATCCGGTTTTGATGCTTCTGATAAGATGCACAAAGAAGCGGCACAGATGAGCTTAGACCTCACAAAATTATCCGGTGATCTCGCATCATTCTATAATATTTCGAATGATGAAGCCTTCCAGAAGATTCAATCTGGTATGGCCGGTATGACTCGGCCGCTTCGTGATCTCGGTATCAACATGAGCGTAGCAAACTTGAACACTTACGCCATGTCTCAGGGTATCGCACAGTCTTATAGCGAGATGTCTCAGGCAAATCAGCAGATGCTCCGGTACAGCTACTTAATGTCCGTAACAAGCGCACAGCAGGGTGACTTTGCCAGAACATCGAATACTTATGCGAATCAGCTTCGTATCTTGAAACTGAATTTTCAGCAGCTTGCAGCTACTATCGGACAAGGGTTGATATCTGCCATTACACCGGCGATTCATGCTCTTAATGTCCTGATGAAATATCTCATTGCAGCGGCTAACGCTTTCCGTAACTTCATGTACACACTGTTCGGAAAAGTTGCGCCGGCGGCAAAAGGCATATCTACAGGTCTTGGTGGGCTTGGAGATGACGTTGGTGATCTCGCAACGGGTGCCGATGATGCTGCTTCTGGACTTGGAGACGCAGCCGACAACGCTAAAAAGCTGAAAAAAGAGCTTTCCGTTCTTCCGTTTGATGAACTGAATCAGTTAAACAAACAGAATGAGAACGAAACTCCCAAAACCGGAACAGGTGGTTCGGGTGGTGGAGGAGCCGGCGGCGGTGGTCTCGATGATCTTCTCGGATTTGACGTCGACCAACTTACAGGTGGAAACAAGGTTGCTGATGCTATCAACAAGTGGGCGCAGAAGATAAAAGATGCTTTTCTGAAGCATGATTGGTACGGTGTTGGTGCTACAATCGCTGACATGCTCAATACTGGATTAGCAAAACTGTATGGAGTCCTTAACAGCGCAAAGCTGAAAAGAGCCATCGACCACTTCACAAGCGCAATCGCACAAGGCGTCAACGGTTTTGTTAATAATTTCGATTGGGAACTTTTAGGCAGGGTAGCCGGTTCTATGGTTAATCGTTTTGTGCAGGCATTTAACGGCCTCGTAGAGCGTGTTGATTGGAGAAACATAGGTTCTGGTCTTGCTAGAAGTATCAACGGTCTTGCGAAAGAAATAGATTGGAAAAGTTTCGGAAACGCTATCGGAAACGGAATCATGGTTCCGTGGAGGATGGCAAACGGCTTTGTTCACGACCTTGATTGGGATGGGCTTGGGATAAGTCTTGGAAACTTAATCAATGGGACAAATCAGAAAATTAATTGGTCAGTTATTGCGGACACCCTTACTGCCGGAATTAATGGGGCATTTGTAACACTAAAGAATTTCACGGCTTCGGTAAACTGGAAAGAGATTGCAGATAACGTAGTCAACGGAATCAATACTTTTATCAGCCGTGTGGATTGGAAGGGAAACGCTAGGACACTGAACCAGTTTATCCAAAACCTTCTCGATGCGCTTGTTGACATCGTAAAACGTACTGACTGGGAAGCTGTTGGAAACGCTATCGGTACATCCTTACAAAATATCGACTGGGGAGCAATCCTCCAAAAAGTGGTAACTATCTTGTGGGACGTGTTCTCAGGCGTCATAAAAGGGATGTATCAGACTCCGGCAGGAGCTATAGCCGCAACATTGGCACTCGCTGTTGGTGCTATAAAAACAATTGCAGGGATAGACAATCTGCTTGTCCCGTTTGTAAATGTGTTTTCCACCAGACACGTAGATTCTGTCTTAGGCCCGGTGATTAAGTCTGCGCTAGGAAATGTGCTTAAAAAAGCTGGAATTGAGAGTGTATCTGATGCGGGGGCAGCCGTGCAACTTTCTCTTGAAGGCATGCTTTCTTCCACAGTGGGAACAGTTGGGCTTGTTACGGCAGCGACTGCGATTGGAGTAGGTGGTGTAAAACTGCTTGCAGATGCCATAGACGGCTTGCAGGGAGGAAACGGTAAGACAACTATAGCCGGAAGCGCTCTACATGCGTTTGTAGGAGAGCTTGAATCCGTTGGACAACTTTCTCAGGCGTCCGCAGATCAGCTGTGGAGCTTTATAGAACAAGAAGAGAGCGCCGGAAAAACCACATCACAAATTGCTGATGATGTGATGTCTAAACTTAGTCAGATGGGGGTTTCTTCTGATGGAGCAAAGACAGCGCTTAATAGCCTGTCAGATCAGGGACAGATTACTGCTGACTCTATAGATGCAATCGGACAAGCCGTAAATGATAATTCATCTAAACTTCAAGGGTTCAAAGGCGAGCTCGATTTTTCAGACGCAAATGCGAAACAGGGGCTTTCCGATATCCGACAGGCACTCGTAGAGCTTTCAACCTCCGCCGATGATTGGCAGGCTAGAGGTGTATATCGAAATATATTATCACAGTTTGATGATACTAGGAATTCCGGAATTACAGCACAAGACGGATATACTATGGTTATAAATTCCATAAAAGATGCCGGTCTTGCTACAGATGAATTCTCGGACAAACTGTCTGTGAAGTATGCGGCGTCTATAGATACCGCAAAAAGCTCAACGGACAACATGAATACATCCGTAAGCAATTTGGCTAATTCCGGTGACTGGCAGACTGTGTATGATCAAATAGGGGAGATTTCCACTTCTTCTGACGGCATGGCGCAGGAGTTCTCAGAACATGTATACCCTGTTCTTGAAGAAAGCAGGGAGCACGGACAGACCGTTCAAGACTCGCTAAACAACATTCAGAATGCAGTAACCTCCGCAACCACAGATATGTCAGGCAAACTTGATGCATGGCAGAATGAGGTACTGGCTTATCACGACCAGATTAAAACGACACTTGAAAATACAGCAGGAGACTGGGGAACACTCGATGCGAATCAGTCTCAAAGCCTTGATTCTTTAACGGCGAACCTTGATAACAGTATACAGAACCAGCAGACAGCACTTTCCAACATGGAAGCTCTGAATAATGCAGGTCTTGATAAGGCCACTGTTCAGGCGATTCTCAATCAAATCGATCCTTCAACTCAGGCGATGACAGATTTAATCGGCCATTTGCAAGCGGGTGACGGGGAATGGCAGAATTTCCACGCAAAGATTCAGCAGAGTCTTGACATGCAGACCGACATTCAACAGATGGCGGACAAGATGACAACCGACTTTGCTACAAGTACCGCCCCGGCATTTGTCACCATCGGGGATGATTTCAAAACGCAAGGCGGACAGATCGGAGGATTTCTTGTAAAAGGGGTGTCTGACGGGGTGTTCAACAGCGTTGGAGATGCTAAAACGGCAATGTCTAGCCTGTCAGACAACATAATCAAACAGATAAACTCTGACCTCGGCATCCATTCCCCATCAACAGTAATGATTGAAAAGGGGAAATATATCGTGCAGGGGTTGGCAAACGGTGTTTCATCAAACTACCAGTTTGCTGCGGAAGCGATAAACGCAATACTCGGAAGAATAAGACGGATTGTAGATTATTTCAATGTAAAAAAAGAAGGGGCTGGAATAACTAAATCTCTGTGCGAAGGAATTTCTTCTGAATCATCGACCGTGATATCCGGCGTGAACGGAATTGTGAAAAGCATCGGTGATGCCCTGTCAAACGTATCGTTTTATAACGAAGGATATCAAATGGGACAATCTCTTGCCAGAGGGTTTTCCTCGGTAGACATACCGACTCCACACTTATATGTTTCGGCTTGGAGTAGGAATCAGGTTGACGATGCGGTGTACTATACGCCGAATTACGGCGTGTCATGGTATGAGCGTGGAGGATTATTTAAAGGTGGAAAAGGTCAGGTTATCGGAGTTGCGGAGAATGGAAAAGACGAAGCCGTTATTCCTCTTGAAGACAATAGGGCAATGTCACAGATTGCAGAGAGCATCATCCAGGCCAGTGGAACCAGCGGTTCTCTTGATGAATCTACTATCGAAAGAGCTGTTGAGCGAGGAATGGCGAACGCCTTATCGAGTGGAGCTATCGGTGTAACTGTTTACAGCACGTTGCAAACAGATGACGAAACGTTAGCTAGGTCTGTGAGCAGGGGACAAGAGAAAATCAACTATCGCTATAATAAATAAGGGGTGACGAATAAATGTCAATGACTGGAAACGACAGCTTCATGATGGTAGACGGGGTGGCAATACCCACTCCGTCAAGCGCAGAGTGGGGATTGCAGGATGTTTCTGCCGGTGAATCCGGCAGAACAGAAGATGGAGTGATGCATAAAAACAGAATCACACAGAAAAGAAAATGGATGCTTTCATGGGGGATTAAAGACCTCCAGACTGCCAGCATCATCGTGAAGGCTTTTAACCCCGAATATGTAAATGTGACCATGTGGGACATACTTGAAGGTGGATATACGACAAAAACATATTATGTTGGAGATAGGAAAGCCCCGATCAAGCTCTGGTGGAAAGATAATAAGCTAGTTGGTTCTATAAGCTTTGATATTATAGAACAGTAAGGTGGAATTGCATGATAAATGTGAGTAAAGGATTTGCACGTAATCTGCTTAATGATAATAGAAATTATAAATACTTCATAGATATAACCCTGTCGGACGGTGAAATTCTCAATATCACCAACTCCGATCTGTGGCAAAGGACATTCAGGATTGAAGATTCTGTATCGCAGGACAACAACCTTGATGTTGGTGATGCGATTATTAACAAGCTGTCATTCTCACTCAATAACATTGACGAGTCATATTCCAAATATGATTTTACAGACGCAGAACTTGTAGCTTATATCGCACTCGATGTGGACGGCGAGTTAGAAAAACTGAAAAAGTTTACGGGTGTTATTGACGAAGCAGTCTATAATGGTTCGCTCATATCTATTACCGCATTTGACAACATGAGTAAGGCAGATAAAGATTTCGATACGTCAGGAATCAAATTTCCAGTATCTATTGGAGAACTTGTCTTGTATTGCACCACAAAGATGGGGATTCCGCTTGAAACTATAAAATTCCCCAATATGAATTTTGTTATTCAAAGCCTACCGAATGATAGTACGTCTACCATCACATACAGGCAGGTGATAAGTTGGTGTGCCCAGATTTGTGGATGTTTTGCGAGATGTGATCGAAACGGTGGTCTTGAAATAAAATGGTACAATACAGAATGCCTGATTGAACAATTGGCAGATGGTGGTACGTTTGACACTACAACAACACCATACTCTGACGGTGACAATGTGGATGGCGGTACATTCAACACGACAACTGCGCCATATTCTGATGGGGCATCGATTGATGCAGGTGTATTTACATCTGTAGAGAGTCCACATTTTTTCACAGGATATTCTTCACATAACATTGGGGTGGATGATGTTGTTGTTACCGGAGTATCTGTTAAAACAAAAGAGAGAGATTCAGAATCGGCTAGCAGTGGTTCATCCGGATATGTAATTGCCATAGAAAATAATCCGTTTGTAACAGAAAACAACAAACAGGCAATAGCAGATTTTCTTGGAAAGCGATTAATAGGAGTAAAATTTCGTACTCTTACGGCGAATGTGCTTTCTGACCCATCCGTAGAAGCCGGTGACGTTGGATTTTTCTATGGATTAAACCATAATTATTATCCTATTTTAATATCATCTGTAACGTTTTCTGCCGGCGGTTACATGAATATACGTTCTTCTGCAAAAACTCCTGCAAGAAATAAAGCGGTGACATACTCGGAAGAAACGAAAAATTACGTAGACTTGAGAAAAAAGATAGCCATTGAAAAAAGCATCCGTGAAATACAGGAACAAAAACTCAACGAAGCGTTAAATTCGTCTTCCGGGCTTTATACAACAATCGAAAAAGGCAGTACGGGTAATATTTATTATTTTCATAATCATAAAGACTTATCCGATTCGGATATCGTGTGGAAAATGACCGCAGACGCTTGGGGTGTGAGTACAGATGGTGGTAAAACATTCAACGGCGGTATGACGGTTGACGGAGACACAATCACACGAATATTAACCACAACGGGCATAAACGCAGATTGGATTATTGCAGGAAAAATCAAAGATAAAAACAGTACGAATTACTGGAATTTGGATACCGGAGAGTTTAAATTATCGACAAACACAAAGATAGGTGACTCTACCGTATCATCAAAATCGTATACAGACGATCAGCTCAAGAAGTATTACACATCAGCACAGATTGACGTGAAGGTCAACTCCATCGAATCCAAAGTTTCCGCCAAGGTTGGAAACAGCGAGCTGGCGACGAAGATCCAGCAGAATGCAGAATCCGTGCGGATTGCATGGAACAAAATCTCGAAATACATCCAGTTCGAGAATGCAGAGCTTTGTATCTACGATGATTCGTCTACACAGAAGTTGGTTTCAAAATTCAATTACGATGGTTGTCATTTTTATAGAAATGATTACTATGTTGGGAAAATTGGTACTAATGAATTACAAAGTGATTCATCTAAAAAAGGTTTAAATTTTGACCTTGAAAGTAATGCTGCTTATATGACATGGGCATCTGAAGATTCACCTTCAGCTTCAAGTTACACAATGAAGTGGACGTATGTTCAGAAGAACAAAGGTTGGGGTGATTACACATCAGGCGAACTTCATGCAGGATGTAATATTGACATGCATGGATGGACATTGAAAAATCCTTCATTTGAAGGTGGTGGAATCAATGGAACACTGAATTTTGTACAAATATTGAGTATGGGCAGTGATGGAACAGTTGCATCATGGTCAAATGGCTGTAAGATGCAGTTTAAAAATGGAATCCTGATTTCAGGAACATGGAATGGATAAGGAAGGTGTTTAAATGGCAATTTATAGAACAACACCTGATGCAGAAAAAACAGAAAAAGAGAATCAGCAATCAGAAATAATTTATGCAAAGAAACAAAAAACATATACACAGGAAGAAGTTCTTGCAATGCTTAAACAAGTTCAGAAAGGGGAAATTGAAAAATGATGGGTGCAATTTTTGAAGAAGAAAAACCAAAACCATTGACATTAGAATTAGAAACTGCAAAAGCTATGGTCTTAACAGCAGTAAATAAAGCGAAACAGGAATGTGGAATTCCAAATTTTATTATGGAAGGTGTGATTGCTGATATTCATTCACAAATCACATCACAAGCTAAAGTCGAAATGATGAATGATTTTAACTTATATCTTGATGAATTAAAGAAAGAAAAAGAACAGGACAATGAAAAGGAAAGTAAAGAATAATGGCTGATATTAAGTAGTACACAGACCAGATTGCAAATGCCGTATACGGTGAGGAAGTCAGGGGTTCAATCATCAACGCGCTGAACAAGGTCAGTGATGATAACAATTCCTACGCACAAATAGAACATGATGTAGATATTATGAAAGCAAAATATGAAGACTGTATCGATAAGCTCACAGGTGAAGAAATCCTCGCTATAGATTGAATGCTAGAGGAATAAAATGGTATAATATGCTTGTAATGTTGACTGAAAGTACACAAGGAGAACAGATGCATAATGAGATTTGACCCGAATTTAATTATTGCGCTCGTTTCTGTTTTAATCGCCTTTGTTGCCCTTGTTGTGACCATATCGAGAAACGGTCACACCGACATACAGAAGCAGTTAGACGATGCAAAAGAAGCGGCGAAGCGAGACACAGAAATAAAGATTGGTCTACAGAATATCCAGTCTGACACATCGGAAATCCGTTCCGGGATGGACGGACTCAAAGAGGAAGTGGCGCGGCAAGGAAAGCGCCTGATTATCGTGGAGGAATCTACTAAATCAGCACACAAAAGAATTGATACATTGGAGGGAAAAAACACATGATCAACTGGAAAGTAAGGATTAAAAACAAAAACTTCTGGCTCGCACTTATACCGGCAATTCTGTTACTCATTCAAACGATCGCCGCCCCTTTCGGATACAAGTGGGACTTTGTGGTTCTGAATCAGCAGTTCGCGACTATTATCAACGCTTTATTTGGAGTTCTTGCAATTCTCGGAGTTGTAACAGACCCGACAACCAGTGGGGTGTCTGACAGCAAGCAGGCTCTTTCTTATGAAAAACCTAAGAAAGATTGAGAGGGGGTGATCTTCCCATCTCCCAGCTATGGGTGAAATAGCAAATCGGAGGGTATATGAAGAAAGGAATAGATGTTTCCCAATGGCAGGGGACGGTTGATTGGAACTCCGTGAAAAACGCGGGGGTTGCATTTGTTATCCCAAGGGATGGATATAGGAATACGATGGATCCCCGTTTTCTTGAGTACGTACAAGGTATTCAGAACGCAGGAATAAAAATATCTGGAATTTATCATTTTTTATATTCTGTTACAGATGATGAAGCGAGAAAAGAAGCTGATTCTTCTGTATCGTTTGCAGAGCGGGCTGGACTTCCAAAATCCACAATTATATTCGCAGATTTCGAATATGATTCTGTGGATAAAGCCGCGCAAAGAGGGGTTGCGATAACAAGAGAAAATTGTACGTCAATGACCGTTGCATTTTGCGAGAGAATAAAAGAAAGAGGCTACATTCCGGGTGTTTACTACAATCAGGACTTCCGCAACCGCATGTATGACATGGACAAAATAGGAAAATACACCCAATGGTTGGCACATTATACCACAGGTGATCCTAGATGGACATGTGATTATATGCAAGACAGTTCTGCGGGAAAAGTCAACGGAATTAAAGGAAACGTTGACACCGACAGGGAATATAGGGGCACTATGAATACAAATTTCGGAGAAAAACTACTGAAATCAGAAGTCGCAGCACAACTCATGACTCATCTTGTAGAGCATTGGTATCATGGATATTCCCAATCTATGAGATGGGGAGACGGCGAAGGGTATTGCTATGTAACCGTAGGAGGGAAAACTTATGCGCTGGCACAAGGGGATAGAGATTGCTCATCTGCCATTATAAACGCTTATGAGGTGGCTGGAATTCCGGTAAAAACGAACGGAGCGACATACACCGGGAACATGAAGGATGTTTTTGTGAGGTGCGGGTTCAAGTGGCATCCAACACGTAAAGGTATATGCACCGATGGATATAAGCCAAAACGCGGTGACGTTGCGCTAAATATAATCCATCATACAGCCATGTTCAAAGACCCAGACACACTGATGCAGTTTTCCATATCTGAAACTGGCGGTGTAACCGGTGCGGATGGAGACCAGCTTCAGAATGGCGAATATGATTCGTCAGCAAGAGGGGAAAGCAATACAAGATCGTTTTATGATTATCCTTGGGATGGAGTATTGGAAGCCCCAGAAGTGTACACTGACGGTACAATACATGAGACTCCGATAAAAGTATTTGCTGCTTTGTCGATGGGGAGCAATGGTGACGGAGTAAGGGAATTACAAAAAATGCTGACTGCCATTGGCTATAGCGTAGGTTCTGCCGGTATTGATGGCTATTTTGGTTCAGCCACATCGATGGCATTAAAAGCGTTCCAGAGATCGTCTGGTATCGTGGTTGATGGAATATACGGCAACCAGTCTCAAGCGGCATTAGTGTCTGCGTACAATAAAATTCAGACCACTCAGGATGTCCAGATTCCGCACATCGAGTATGCAGTAAAAACACTGCATCATGGAATACTCCAGTTCGTGAGGGACAGGATGGATTTTGCCGGTTACGCAAATGACGCTATTGTAGGTGTCTCTATCAGGGCGGTTAATGGGGGTTCTGTAAAGTATCGTGTGCATGCGTCCGGGAGATGGTTCGGATGGGTAACAGGGTGCAATTGGAATGACATAAAAAATGGTTACGCAGGGAATGACAAGGATTCCATTGACGCGATACAGATCATGTATTACACGGACATCCACAAGACCGGAGGGAAATATTACCGGTCACGTTATCAGGTGAAGCCGTATGATAGAAAAGGTTATTGCCCCAACATTTACGATACGGACTTCAGCAACACAGACGGGGGCGGGACGGCAGGTATCTTCGGGCATCCATTCACACAGATATTAATTGACCTTGCTGAAGCATAAGGTGGTGATAATTAATGGCAATCCAACACAGACGAGGGGATTACAGTAAATTTAATAGTGGACGGATGGTAGATGGGGAAATTGCTGTTGTGTTAAGTGGAGATCCGTCGGACACAGATGGGGAGGGAGTATACATGGCTTTCGCCCCCGGAAAAGCAAAGAGGATTGCTTTTTCCGATGACGTAAATAAAGCAAAGACTGACGCAATAGCCACATCAAAGCAGTATGCAGAATCAGCAAAAACAAGTGCTGCGAATGCGAAAACCTCGGAAACAGCGTCTGCTGGTTCTGCTAAAACAGCGTCTGATGCAGTAAATAAAGCATCAGACAGCGCCTCAGCGGCAGCGGGAAGCGCAAAGTCCGCAGCAGACAGTGCAAAGGAGGCAGCGTCATCGGAAGCCGCAGCAGCGGGAAGTGCGAAGTCAGCGTCGGACAGCACCTCAGCGGCAGCATCAT